AAGTCGGAGAGCGATGCTCGTGTCCTCCTCATGCAATCCGAAAAACGGAAAAACGATCTCGCGACAATCCTTGCCTCGCAGTCGGCACTCAAACGAACGTCACAGGCGGGCAATGCTCGCCAGGATCAACAAAAGGTTCCCGGATCTCTGAAAACACCCTACGGGAACGTCCCAACCCCGCGAGGTGAGCCTGCCAACGTCTTCGAAGACTGGTACGGCGACATCCTCGGCAACGTATTCGGCGCGCTGAACATCGTTGACAGCGCCGATCAATGGCGGCTCCAGCAAACCAAAAAGCACTATCCGAAGCTCGGTAAGTTTCAAAAGGGCTTCTCTCGGGAACTGGAGAAGCGTTCTAAGCAACCCAAACCATGGGAGAATTACCTAAGATGAGATTTCGTCGCAGAACTCGCTCGCGGCTTCGTCGTCGCGGCTATGCTGGCCGTCGTCGCAGCTATCGTGGAGGCCGCCGCCGGAGGTCGTCTCGTAGATATATGGCTATCGGATACCGCATGTAATGAAACGTCATCAACACTCCCTCTCCCACTACAATCTGACCACCTGCGATATGGGCGAACTCGTCCCCATCGGCTGTGTGGAGGTACTGCCGGGAGACAGTTTCGCTCATCAAACCTCGGCTCTGATCAGGTCCCTACCGTTGGTCTTGCCGGTCATGCATCCAATCCAGGTCCGGATCCATCATTGGTTCGTCCCTAACCGGCTCGTGTGGGACGGTTGGGAATCGTTCATCACTGACCCGAACGATGTTTCCCTGCCTCCCACGATCGCCACCACCACCGACACCGGCAAGCTGGAGGACTATTTCGGTCTCCCTCGCGTCACCGGTCATCAGGTCTGTGCCCTTCCCTTCCGGGCCTACAATAAAATCTTCAACGAATTCTATCGGGATCAGGATCTCGTGACGGAAGTCGACGAAGACAGTACGGCTCTTCAAAATGTTGCCTGGGCAAAGGACTACTTCACCGGCGCTCGTCCCTGGACGCAAAAAGGCCCGGACGTCACAATTCCAATCGGAGAACGCGCCCCCGTCTATGGCGTCGGCATGGATAGCGCTTCCAGCTTCAACGCCACCAACGAAGCCGTCCGGGAAACCGGCGGCGTCGATCGAACCTATCTCAACGCGAGCTCCAGCTCCAACGACACCCACGTCTTCCAATTCGAAGAGGACCCGGACAACCCCACCTATCCGAACATCTGGGCGGATCTATCCTCGGCGGAAGGCGTCGACGTCAACGAACTCCGGCGAGCCTTCGCCATTCAACGCTACCAGGAGGCCCGCTCACGCTTCGGTAGTCGCTATTCGGAGTATCTCCGGTACTTGGGAGTGCGTCCCTCTGACGCGCGTCTCCAGCGGCCAGAATACCTCGGAGGCGGCAAACAACTGATCTCGTTCTCTGAGATCCTCCAAACCGCGGAGCCTTTCGATGGCAACGCGTCCCTGGATAGCTCCCTCGGCAAAATGGGCGGCCACGGTATCGCTTCCATGCGCACCAGGCGCTATCGGCGCTTCTTCGAAGAGCATGGCTATGTGCTCTCGCTTCTGTCCTGCCGTCCCCGCTCCATCTACTCCCAGGGGATCCATCGCTCATGGTCCCGCAAAACCAAAGAGGACTACTGGCAAAAGGAACTCGAACATATTGGTCAACAGGAGGTCTACCAAAAGGAACTCCACGGCGCGGCTGCGGACGAAGTCGTCTTCGGCTATTCCGATCGCTATCGCGAGTATCGCGAACAACCTTCCTACATCACCGGCGAAATGCGTGTGGATGAGGCTCTCGATAGCTTCCACTTCGCTCGTAAATTCGAAACCGGTCCCGCTCTCAATGAGGACTTTATCAAATGCGTACCGACGAAACGCCCCCACGCGGTGGAAACCAACGACGTCCTTTGGCTGATGATCAATCACTCGATCAGGGCCAAGCGCTTAGTGAGCAGAAACGCAGGCGGCAAAATCCTGTAAAGACAATCACGCCGTGGCAGGATGCCCCCGCGCAAACTATCCTCCCGGCTGGTCTCTATTGGGTCTCGGCCATTGGCGACGTCAATGTCGTCCTTCCAAACGGTCCTATCCTGGGTCCGGCTATCCCTGGTATGCAACGCTATCGGATCTCCGTTCCGGCTCTCGGTATCGTCGCTTTCGAAGGAACGGGCCGCTTCTACCTCCATCAACTCGGGTCGGCTACTGCCGTCGAATTCCCGGATCCAACTCCGGTTGCACTCACGATCGGGATGCAAAAACCGGAAACTCTCCAGGAAACAATTCGCCGGATGGTTGGTGAATACATCGGCGCTAATCAACCTGAAGCTGCTGAGGAAACCGATTTCGATTACAATGAATGGGATGATGAGGAGGACATTTCCGACTTCAAATCCATCTACGAAATCGCCAACGACCTAGTCGAGCGGAAACGCTACGAAGCTGAAAACCCGCCCCCGGAGGAAGGGTCAACAGGTCCAGCGGAGCGGCCTGTTGACGCTTCTGAGGAGGCGGAACAGGGTCCCCCCACCCCCGCATAGCCATGCGGGGCTTGCAGACCCCTCCCTAACCTTAGGCCGCCCTCGGGCGGCCTCTTTTTTGTGCCAAACACCAATCTTGCGCAGTACCCTACTTGAAGGGTACTGTGTTAAGTCACTCACGGGCAGGTTCCCCACGATGCTCTGTAGCGCTCCAATCCTCGTCGGTAAGATCGGATCTCGAAACATGGTGGTATGCGGTCAGTGCATAGCGTGCAGGATCAACCGTCGGGACGAATGGACAACCCGGTGCATCCTTGAGGCCCAAAGTCATCGCTTCAACACCTATTTCACACTCACCTATGCCGACGAGCACCTGCCCTCGGACGGCAAAATCTCGAAACCCGACATTCAAAAATTCATGCAAAACCTTCGGAACTCATATCGAAGGTCAAAATATCTCCGTTACTTCATCGCCGGAGAATATGGAACCAAAACCAAGCGTCCACACTATCACGGTATAATATTCGGAGCATTTGTGGACGAACTCATAAAGACATGTTGGAATAAAGGCCATGTAAAGGCCGAAGAATTACGTGGCGACGCTGGCGTTCGCTACGTCTGCAAATACATCACCAAAGGATCGAAAGATCACGAGACCTTCGCAATGATGTCTCGGAAACCTGGGATCGGCTACTCAGCGATCCAACTCATAGCTGCGGAATTCCGCAACCATCAACGTCCCTCGGACGATCTCAAATCAATCCAGATCGGCGGCAAAAAATGGCCGGTCGATCGCTACACTCGTGAAAAAATCAAACAGCTTTTGGGGGAACGCAGTGTCCCTCAACTGGGGCGTTCCTGGGCGAACGATCTCAAAGCGGAATGGCACATTCAAAAAGGGGACCCGAAAGCTGAAGCCAGAGAAAAGGACTATCATCGGGCCAAACGCAAAATGTCCGATCAGGAACAGAAGGAAACTCTGTAAATGGCCCGCCGCTCTTCTCTCACCGGATCTCGGAGCTACAAAAGTGAAAGATCCCGCTCACAATCTGTAACTGTCAAAGTTCCGGAGAGCCTTGCTCGGTCAACGCCAAAATGGCTGTACGAAGCGTTGCCTAGACCCCGCGCGCTGGCAACGCGTCATAAGAGGATCCAACTCCTCAAACCTCGTGAACGGCTCGTTTCGAAGACATTCAGGATAGTTCGCCGCCCGTCTGTAGCTGCTCGCACTCGGCAGGTCGGCGCGTATCCCTCCCGAACGTCGCTAAATCGAAACGGCCAAATCGTCCAACACTCTAGAAAATCAACCAAAAAACATCTGCAAAGGGAAAAACATGTCAAACGCAATCGCATGGAGCGTAAAGGTCGCAGGCGTCTGTATTCTGATCTACATCTCGCCAGTATTACTCGGGATAGTGGTAGGATTATTGCTAGCAACGTTAAGGGCTCTGTCCTAAAGTTAGCTGACGCCGCAATGGTATCTCGTGCATTAGGATTATCGTAAATGGTATGGCCCGCAGTAATCGCAGCAGGCGCATCGCTCGCCGCTTCATCCCCCGGCATCGCCGGCATGTTCAACAAGGGCGCCGGCAAGAAATGGCGCGGAGAAATGGAAGATGCATTTCAACAACGCAGAGAGGAGGCGTCATGGAACAGGGCCGAACAACGGCGCGTCATTGCCTCCAACGTCCAGGGCTACCGTGAAGCCGGAATTCACCCGCTCTTTGCGCTGGGCGGTTCCGCTAGCAACGCTCCTATGGGCAGTGCTATTCCTCCTCCCCCATCCGATCGGACTGGTGGCGCTGATATCGGCGGCGGCATTGCCGATGCTGGTGCTGCTGTGGCCAATTATATGCAAAATCGGTCGGCGGCTCAGACCGCGCAAACCCAGGACGAAAGAGACTACCAACTTCGTAAGTCGGAGAGCGATGCTCGTGTCCTCCTCATGCAATCCGAAAAACGGAAAAACGATCTCGCGACAATCCTTGCCTCGCAGTCGGCACTCAAACGAACG